ATTTCCACCAGGTTGAGCTGCTAAGTTTAAAGCAAAATTAGTTAACATACTTGATACAGAACCAGGAGCCATAGCCTCTTTTTCAGGATCTTCTCCCATAACTTCTTTTAATATATCTTTTTGTGCTAATATTTCTTCTTTAGTCATTGCTGTAGGTCTTTGCATTATTCCAGTTGCCTTACCATCATCTACTGTTTCAGTTAATGATTCATCTATAGTAATATCTTCTCCAGAAGGAAGAATTTCTCTATTTTCCATTCTCCATTTTCTAAATATTCCTTTGTCATCTAGATGAGAGTTGGAGTTAATAAATTCTTGAGAGACACCCATTTGTTGAAGTGTTTTTCCTCCAAAACTATAACCCTGTCTTGATGCATTAATACTAGGTCCATCTAGTCCAGAAGTAATTCCTTCTGCACTTCCACCCATTCTAAACATCGGTCTTCTTAAAACTCTATTCATTAATATTTACCTGTTAGTGATCCGTAGATTCCAGCAAGTCCTGTACCCATAGTCAATGCATTCTGTAAAGGTGAAGGATTAGGTACATTACTTGATGTTGTTTGACCCGGATATCCACCCATTAGTCCAGCCACTTGACCTGCGTATCTAGATAAATTTTCTTGCGGTAAGAAAGTAGCCTGCCTTGCTGCTTCTCTTTGTGCGTCTAGTTTAGCCTGTTCTTGTGCTTGTTGTCCTGCGCCCACTGATCCTAAAGTTTGAATGTCTTGTCTTTGTAGTCCTGGGACCATACTTGCTAAACCTCTTTGTCTTTCAAAGTCTTGGCCTCTGGCTTGTTGTGCTTGTTGAAATCCTTGTTGTAATAAGTTAGCTTGAAGTAAAGCTCTTTCTCTATCACTACCTGTTTGGTATTCTGATAAAGCTACTTCTTCTCTTCCACCACCAAAAGCTCCAGCTTGAACTGCTTGATCTCTTAATCTTTGTCTTTGTATTCCTGCATTTCTATCGAATTCTTGTAATGAAACATCTATCACCTGTTGTTGATACGGTGACATGTATTCTGAAATTGAACCTGCACCTGTTCCAGCACCAGCACCCATAAGTTGCTCTGCTCCCGCAACGTATGGTTTATATGCACCTACACCTGATGCTGCTAATGCCGCTGCATCTTTTTGTAGTTGATCTTGTTGTGCTATTTGTGGTGCAATTCCTGCTAAACTTTGTTGTCTAGTTTCAAATGCTTTAGCCGCTGTTTGTCTTGCAGCAAAATCAGCTGCTGATTCACCTGGTCTTTGTGATATTGCTGAAAGTCCTACCGATACCGTAGGTACACCTGTTGATGCTACTAACGATTTACTTAGGTCAACACCTATATCTTCTATAAACTGTGGGGGTAATGTTCTTGTTGTTGTAGTAGCCATTATAAAACTTCCTCTAATCTTTGTGATGTTTGAAACATTTGTCTAGCGCCATCTAAGCCTTGCGATTCTTCAGATACGTCACCTCCGGCTTCAAGGTTTTTCATCATATTATACATAACTTCTGCGCCTTTGTCTACATCTCCTCCGCCAGCATTTCTGACAGCGTCGGCTGTAAATACAAATTCATTCTTACTTAATCTAGCTGGAACATCGTCTGCTCGTTCCTTTTTACCTATAGGAACAAAACCTCCATCAGCTCTATAATCTTTTTCCATACCACCAAGATTCATGAGCCCTGATTCAGCATCTCCTCCTTCAGCTCTAAAAGCTAAAGGCACATCTTGAGATCCTTGTGCTCCTTTTTTTCTCCATTCATCAACATCAAAACCTGTTTTATCATCATAACCATCATTATCTTCATCAACTGGTGGTGAAAGTAATGCAGTTGCTAATGATATACCACCAATTGCACCTGCTACTTTTCCTGTTGAAAGTCCACTTAAATATTTACCAAGACCTTTACTTTTAATTCCAGATAACATTCCTCCTAAACCACCACTACCGAATAAACCTGCCTTACTTAATCCCCATCCACCTAAACCTATTAAAGCAGCTTTACCTAATGGACTTTTAAATATCTTCTTAGCTTTTTTAAATATACTTCCTAGACCATAAGCACGTCTACCTGTGTACTTATCCATAATTCCACCATAAGCTTTTCCAACTCTTCCACCATCAGCTCTGAAAGCTAGAGGCATTTCCCAGTCGTCTTCTTCGTCGTCAGGAGTGTTGGGTTGTCCTCCTGTAAAACAATACGCAGGTGGGTTAGGTCCATCACATGGGTTATTATAATTTGGTTCATTATCTCGTGGATTAATTTGATCATCAGTTTTACCTCTGTTTCTTAGTGTCTCTAAATCTTCTCGTGTTACTACTCCAGTCCCTGCAAGATCTCTATAATCTCTAGCTTTTTTTAAAGTGTTTAATGCTGTAACCTGTGTGTCAGGTCTAATTTTATCACCAATAACACCCATTACTCTGCTGCTTCTGCTGCAGTTATACCATAGTCATCTATAGGACTAACATATTGTTCTATATCTTGATATTTTTGCAAAGCTCTTTTGTTTGCTAGTTCTACATTTTTTTTATTTTGATATGCATTCATTTTTTCTATAGGCCCAAGTTTACCATCTTTATTTTTATCAAAATTATCTAAATCAAATTGATCTTTTTCAATTTTAGTTGGCCCCACAGCATAGGATAAAGCTTTTTGGTTATCTTCGTCATCCGTTAATAAATCTAAATCAACTTTCTTTTTTAAATTAGCTTTTTTCTTTGCTTGGTTTTCTAAAGTTGTTGTTATTTGTTTTTGTTCTTTGGCTTTTTTCTCTTGTTCTTTTTGTATTTTTGCTTGGTCGTCTTTAAAAATTCCCTGTCCTTTTTCTCGCATCTCATTAATTCGTTGTCTTTGATCTGCTAATTGTTGTTTTCCTTTAGGTGTATCATAGTAACCTGATCCCATTTGATCTTGTCTACCTCGTGATGGTTTCGCATCAAAAGTTTGTGATCTTTGTCTATTAGCAGCTGTTTCTCTCGCTCTATCTTCATTTGGATTATAGTAAGATGGTATACCTTCTTCGGTCATAGCTTCTTGACCACCTAAATCTTTTAATGTGTCCGCTTCGCCGGGAGTAATGTAAGCCAACATGTGTGGCTGATTTTTAATTGTTTTTGTATTAGGAATTCCTTGATCCATGTTCCGTGATTCATCGCCCATGCCACCTGGATCAATGCCAATAACTTCATAATACTTATCACTATCGTAAGCTATTTCACCAGCTTCATCATAGTCATAGCCGTATTCATCCATCAATAGTTCCATTCTTTTAATGTACCAATCAGGACCAGCCATTAACATTTCTTGTTTTTTAAGAGGTCTTTCTCCTTCGTACTTGATGCTTGGAGCACCAGCGTCTATCATTTCTGATTCTTCTAAAATTTCTGTAATTGCCATAGTTTTTTAAAATATCCTATTTTACTTTGTTTTACAATCCTTTGGTTTGAGCACCTAAGATAACCTGTTTAACTTTAACATGAACATCTCTTTTAATATGTTCTCTTTTAGTAGGTGTATCTGGGTGGTCTACATCATCATCAGCTTCTTTATCTGATAAATATTCTTGACCTGTTTCAGTATTAGTAAGTGTTACTTCTACTTCAGGTGTAATAACTCTTACATCTTTACCGTCTATTTTTTGTATTTCGTCTTTAGCTTCTTGTTCTATAAATGGCATATTTTCCTATGTTGTTGTAACCTCGGTAGGTCTTGAAATTTGTAATACAGAGGCAGTCATTTTTATAACATTTCCTGTGGCACATTGCATCTTAATTTTATCGCCAGCCTCTAAAATAACAACATTATTAAAGGTTAATAAATCAATACTTCCACTAGCATTTATACTGACTTTATCAAATTCATAATCAGTGCTGTCTGATTCATCACGTACTTTAATCTCTACATCTAAAGCACCACTATGACTATTAAATAATTTAACACTTTTTACTATAGAAGTCGTAGCTGATGGAGACTCATACATATCATCATATGATCCTGCAGATGTTACTTTAGCTTGAATGTTTTTATATACGTTTGCCATTATGCCATGAAGAAATTAAATCTTTCTTGATCATCCTTTTCTGGTTGTAAATAAGTAGAATTTAACTGTTCAATCATAGAACTAATTGCTCTATTAATTTGTCTTTGGTTATCTTCTGTATATTCTCTTTTAGGTTCTGGTAATCTTACTACTATTTTTGTCATTATCTTCTTCCGTCTGGTTGTAAATCTATTTGGAAAGTTCCAAATCTCCACGCTTCTCCTGCGCCATCATTTTCTATTTTTAAACTAGCATATCTTCCTCTAGCTCTAGTGTCTTCTTTAGTTGTTGTAGATGTAATTGTAAATGGACTGTAAGTACTATTACCAGCTGTTGAAGAAGGATAGTCTTTTAATCCAATAGTTACTTTTGCATTTCCTGTTAAAGTTTTAAAGTCTGGAACAAATCTTCTCATAGCTAAAAACAGTTCTGGTTGATCTTGTTGTAAAGCAATATCATAAGATTCAATATAAGATGTTAAAGCAGTTGTACTTCCATCAGGATTAATTTGATCTGTTCCTGTTTCTTGTTCATAAAAAGTAGTTTGTCCTAATCCTTCAGCCCCCACTATAGTTGGAAAACTTCCCACTGCAGCACTATTATAATAAGTAGAGTAAGGTTTTGGATAAACAATAGCATCAATCCAAGCTGTTCTAATTGAATTTGCATTTACTCCTGTATACCAATTACCCATTGGTACTTGTTTAGATTCTCCATAATTAAATACTACATACTTGTCATTATAAGTTGAACCTGAAGATGGATAATACCAGATTACTTCTGTAAATAAGTTGTTAATTCCTGCAGCTACTTGTTGACCTTTAGTGGTGTCAAAATTATCATAAACATAATCTTCAACAGCACAAGGCAATGAATTAACCGTACCATCAAATGCAAAGAAACCATTATTACTTAACCAATAAGCAACACCATCAATCTCACAACAAGCATTCTGACCAATTAGTCCACAGTTAGTACCTACCTGTTCAAATCCAAATGTAAAAGGTGAACCTACAAATTTCATTGAATACAATGCATTATCAGTCCACACTAGAATATTTTCTTTAGCAACAATTGATCCCATAATTTTAGTTCCATCTTGCAGTCTATATGTTCCTGCACTGTTATCAGCTGCTGGTGCATAAGTATTAATTGCTCCTTGGTCCGAGAACCTAATAAACATATCGTCTTGTGTAGAGGCTGTACCAACAGTTGTTTCTGTTCCTAAATGAATTAAGTGACGTGTTGTTGGAGATATTAAAGTCATTCTAGAAGCTGTTGGGTTTCCTAAATCTCCATTAATATTTGTTGCATAATTATTTGTAGTGGTTGAAGCTCGCGCAGTAAATCTTGCATCTCCACTAATACCAGAATCCCATGTAAAAGTTTTTCCATTAGAAATTGTTGCAACTAAAACTTGTCCCCAATTACTTAGAGACCATAAGCCTGGTTCAAGTGAAACACTAGAAGCATTGACCGCTTCTCCCCATCCATTCCAATCTGTTGCATCATAAACAATAGTTGCATCGCTATGAGCTTGTCCGTTTGAAGTTCCTGGAGTTGCGGTTCCAAAAGCACCTCTTGTAATAGTTGTTAAATCATTAGATGAAATACCAGTATAAGAAATTAATTCTCCTGTACCTAAAACTCCAACAGAAACAACTCCTGGATTAGAAAAACCAGTTGTAGATGTTAAAGTTACCGAAGTTCCAGAACCACCTGTTCCAGCTGTGTCAGCTAGTAATGCACCATCTAAATCATTTGAAAGACTTCCAGTAATATTTCCTCCAAAAGTTCCAACACCAAAACCATAACCATATGTTTGAGCTGCGGGTCCCACTCTTTGATAAGGTTGGACCGTCATACTTCCACCGGTAGAAATAACTGCACTTGCTTGATTTGCAGAGTTAATTGTAAATGTAACATTAGATGGAACAGATAAAACTTGAAATTTTTTATCTTCAAAATCACTAGCATTTAAACCTGTTCCTCCGGGTAGAGTTACAGAATCTAAAACAATAATATCTCCTACTTCTAAACCATGCGCTGATGTTGTAGTAATGGTGCAAGTTTTAGCTGTAGTACTATTTGTTGCTAAAGTAGAAGACGTAAAAGTTGTTTGCACTCCTGCGTTATTAGATCTCCACGGAGTAATATCATATAGTTGTCCTTCAAAATATATAAGTAAAAATTTATCAGTCCCAATAGCTACATATCTATTTCCATCGGTATCTACAAAGGCGTGAATTTTTCTAGCAACTCCATGAATAGTTGTGTCTGATAATAAAGAAGCCCATCCTCCTACTTTTTCAGGAAGACCATATCTAAATCTAGCATTATCGGAATCTACCCATCGACCATTAGCACCGACACTTGTGTCTTGCTTATCAACTCCTGGTAAAAATTTGATAGATGTAAGAGCCATCTTTTAAGCTCCTAGGTTGGGAATACTGTCGTGTTGTTTTTATAAGCCCAGCCTCTAGTTGCATCAAGATATATAAGAGTAGATGACTGACCATTGACAGTTAAAGCATCATCACTTGTTGCACTCATAATAGGTTGTCCGTTTCTACCAACTGTAACATTGTTAGAATTAAAGTTTCCTCTTGAATCAATGATTGTAACTTCGTCACCCGAAGAAGGTGAAGCTGGAAGCGTTACCGTTAACGCAGACGTAGCTGTATTGCAAAAAATTTGATCCCCTGCAACAGCTAAATAAGGTGTGTAAGTATGATCAATTGGAACAAATCCTTTTTCTAAAAGAGTTGTAACAGTTTGTGAACCATCAGATTTACATAGCATAGTAGCTCCAACTGGCACAGCTTTTGATGTACCTGAAGCAGTTAAAACACTTAATGTATATTTATTAGTTCCGTTTCTATTAGTATCGTCTTTTATAAACCAAACTCTATTAGCCGTAGCTGGCATAGTTAAAGTTCTATTAGCCGCTAATGTACCATATAATCTAAGGTACATGTTTTTACCATTAGAAGTAGCGCCATCAGTCAAATCTAATGTAATACTAGCTGCTGCCATATCGATAGATAATACACCAGTAGATGATTGTTCTAAAATTTGTAAGTTAGTATTAGTAATCGTACCCCATTGACCAGCTTTTTCACCAGTTGTGATAAGTTCTAATTTTGTATTTGTTGAATAAGTCGATGCCATAATTTTAATAAGGGTCTATCGGTGTCCATACCATTGAAACACCAGGACCAATTTCACTCCATGTTATCGCTTGTGCCACCCCGGAAGAAAGCGTGAAAGTGCTTCCTGTAGGTGTAACATTTGCGTCAGCTTCGATTGTAACAGTTCCTGAACTAATTACAACCTGATTTTTAACAGCCGTCACATTAGCATCTGCGCTAACTGTAACGTTTCCGGTACCTAAAACATATGATGATTTAGTTGGATCAACTTCGGCACTAGCTGTAACAGTAACAGTCCCAAGTCCTAAAACAACTTGACTCTTATGTGGAGTTTCAACAATAGAATCTGCGGTAATTCCAATATTTCCAATACCAAGAGTTACTTGAATCTTAGTAGGGGTAATTGTTACACTATTCTGATTAGTAATAGATGCAAAAGGTAATTCAGAAAATGCCGCTGTTCCGAAGAGCATGGTCTACGCTCCGTTGTCGATGATGTTATTGCCCTCTATCTTGGCCCATTCTTGAATTTCTTGGTAGTCTGCGTTTGCTTCTACATTAGGTACATCTGATATAATTCCATTTTTTGTCATCCTAAAAATAAAATCTGTATTTTCTGGATTGTAAATTTTTTCTATTTTAGTAATCATAATTATAACTCCGCACTTACAGTATAATGACCAGCTAAATTACAAGCTATCCAACCAGCACCTACACCACCATAAAAAATTAAATAATTTTGACCATATCTTCCAGCATAAGCTGTCATACTTGCATCACCGGAAGCACCACTTCTACCATAAGTCCAAGTAGCTAAAGTCCCATCACTTTTATAAAATGTTACAGTAGGAGTTGTTCTTAAAGGTACTTTTAAAGATAAAGAAAATATTGCATTATTTCCACCCTCACTTGTTGAAGACATTTCTAATTTTCCTTGATCTGTACTTGTTCCTGGAGCCGTAGCATAATCATATGTTTTTTGAAAATATCTTAAACATTTTTCTAGATTTACACCAAAAGGCAAAAACTCAAACTCGGAAGCTGTATCGCCCGCTTCTAATTGGATTCCTGTTATCCAAAAATCATTTGATGTACTATCTAAAAAATTAACTTGATTTGATGTTCCTAATTTATCACTACCAGCAACCCAAGTATTATTTGTTGCATGAAAATTACTTCCAGCAGCTAAAGTAAAGAAAACTCTAAAGCCTGAAGCGTTTGAATTTACGATTGCACCATTAGCAGCCGTTATTAAAGAGGTACTTCCAGCAGTAGGTGTTAAAGTTATTGTTTTCTTTTCCCATGTACTTGCTGATGAAATTGTATATTCAATAGGGCATTCATATCTTGTTCCGCTTCCAGCTTCTTTAACAAATCTTACGCAATAAGTTCCAGTTTTAACAGATTTAACCCAAAAAGATAAAGTTAATGTTTCTGCAGATGAAGTTCCATAT